AACATAGAACACCTTGCGTATTTTACACATAGTCCTCTTTGGATGTTTGCTGGTGGAATCATTATGACTCTACTTTGGCAGTCATCTTCTCTTTCAACTACGGCAATCATTGGATTGGTTGCATCTGGTGCAGTACCACTACCTGCTGCAATTGCTGCAGTGCTTGGTGCTAACATTGGAACGACTGGTACTATTTGGTTGGCAGGTGCTCTTGTCTCGGATGGTATGCCAAAGGGTGATACGTTGCGAATTGCAATGGCTCATACCGGTGTGAATCTTCTGATGGCGATATCATTGTTACCATTTGTTCGACCTATAGCACAATGGATAACTAAGGTTACTTAAAAAAAGGGGAGAAAAATCTCCCCTTTTTCTATCTTATTTTCTATTCCAGATTCCCCAAAGAACCCAGACAGCAATAAGACCCATAATCCCGTGTGACCCTAATGTACTGAGCATCGAAGAAACGTTCTCGACTACGCTTAGTCCTTGTGGCATGAATGGCATATTGCCAAGACCAAGAACTTCAACAACGATTGCTAGTGCTGCTACGCTGATACCAACGTCGGCTAGTGCACCAGCCCATTGTTTGATTTTATTTAGCACTTCCATATAGTGCCTCCTCTAGTAGTTATGAGAGACATTTACTCTCAACATTATTTTATTTATCTAAAAGCGATTTTTATTAGGTTTACAATTATTATAAATATGGGTATAATACTTTAATGGAGTAGAAATGTGCTTAGATTTATAACTTATTTAAATGAGGGTAAAATGAATTATGTAAAAATGGTTCCTTCGCAATGGGATAAACCTAATGCACAAACAAATGAACCACGTTTAGATATACTGAGAAAAATTATTCGTGACAATATTTCTATCCCATTAAATACTGGTAAAGAAGTCACAATTAATAATACAAAAGAAAATCAAGAGGCTGTAAATACATTGCAGTCTACTATGAAACCCGTTAAATTAAGTACAAGTACAGGAGAAATTTCATCTTCACAAATTGGTAAATCACCTATTTTTGGAGGAGGAACAGGTGGATCAGGTGGAGGTACTGCACAAACTGCATACGCAGAAGGTTTGCAATGCGTATGGATCCACGCTATGCTAGGTGGTAGAATTCAAGCATTTGAAAAATATACACAGACAAAATTAAAACAAGCATATGCTAAGGCTGAATTAGATGGACTATCATTTGAAGAAATGATGAAACTAGATCCGTCATGGCATTGGTCATCTTATTGGACTACAAAAATCCTGATGAAAAAAGGCTATATAAAATCTGGTATGACAATGCATCGTGGTTCAGATGTTATGAAAAAAATATACGCACTTAAAAATATAGCATTTAAAAATTCTGGTATAATAAAATTAACAGATGACAAATGGAATCCTGGAGATATATGGGCTGTAGCTCGCGGTGTTAATGTTGATACTACATTATCAAGTGATTCAGTTGTTGAATTAAATGCAGACTTAGTACAATCTTTTGATGATAGAAAAATCGTTGGTATATCTCTTAAAAAAATTCAAACCGAAGCTGGTATGAAAGTAGTTGAAGAAAATAGAACAGAAGAACTTGATTCACACACGTATACACGTTCATCGTTAATGGCTAAATTTGCAAAACTCGGAGAATCATTTTTCAGAAGTAAAATGGGAAATGTTTATTTTGATACTACAAGTAAAATGGATGTTAGAGCTTCTGCTGCATTCGCCTCGCCGAATATGGAAATCACATTAAAAACTGCACGAGGAGGTAGAGCTTCTTGGGCCCAAGTTAGTCAATCTGCAAAAAAGAGAATAAACTATAATATGCCAACAAATCCTGAATTAGTACGTCATGCTAAAGATCTAAAAAGCAGAGGTGCAAAGTCAAGCTATGCCAATAATTTTTTTAACATGGCAAAAATGGTGCATCCTAATATTACTAGTAAAGCTTTATTTTTTGAGGACATGACAAAACAAACCGCAATACAATTGCATAGTAAACTTGCAGCAACTTATGTTTGTTCTATGCTAGAAAAAAATAAAAACAATGGTAAGTCAAGTGCATTTGTAACTGACTTAGTTAATTACGCCGGGTCTAAAACAGCTGAATCTTCAATCTATGTAAAGGTCTATGAATAATGTCATTCGCAGAATTTATTACAGAACAAAAAAATACACATATGACTCATATCGAAGATAAGGTTCTTTATGGCGGTGTTAAAGGCACGCGTGACGCTATTATGGCATTGCGATCATTGCGTGATATGTTAGGAGGACAACATGATGGAAACGTATCTCTTAAATGGGACGGTGCTCCTGCTGTGTTTGCTGGGATTGACCCTAGCGATGGAAGATTCTTCGTGGCGAAGAAAGGGATCTTTAACAAATCTCCCGAAATATACAAGAGCGATGCTGATATCGATGCTGCTACTAGCGGCGATCTCAATACAAAGCTTAAGCTCGCTCTTCAATATTTTCCCGAACTAGGAATTAAAGGAATTATACAAGGTGATCTTCTCTTTAGTCCAGGCGACGTTAAAAAAAGCAAAATCAAGGGGGATGACTACATTACCTTTCATCCTAATACTATCGTATATGCAATACCGGCAGGCACGGAAATGGCCAGGGATGTACAATCGAAAAAGATCGGTGTTGTATGGCATACGACCTACACGGGATCATCATTCGAATCATTAAAGGCATCTTATGGTGTTGACGTCACTAAGTTAAGAAATTCGAAAAATGTTTGGTCTCAAGATGCTATGTTAAGAGACATGACAAAATATACAATGTCTAAGAAAGATACGGAGGAAGTTAATGCTCACCTTTCTAACGCAGGTAAAATCTTCAATCAAATCAGTGGTAACACGCTTAGGACTTTGGAATCTAATAAAGATCTTGCTGGTCTCATTGAAACTTTCAATAATAGTTATGTACGTCAAGGTCAAATTGTTACTAACACTCGGACCCACGTTAATAAGTTGGTTGCGTGGATTAATGCGAGGTACAAAAAAGAAATAGACAAAAGATCAACTGCTGCTGGTAAAGCTGCTCAACAGAAAAAATTGAATGATATATTAGCATTTTTCTCAGCAAAAAATAAAGTTTCTTTGAAAAAAATGTTCGATTTGCAACAATCTATCGTAATGGCGAAACTAAAACTTATAAATATCCTTAATAAGTTAGGTAGCATCGATACTTTCTTGAAAACTACAAACGGTTATAAAACAACCGGTCAAGAAGGTTATGTTGCTATTGATACACTTGGTGGTGATGCAGTGAAAATTGTGGACCGTATGGAATTTTCATACGCAAACTTTTCACCAGATATATTAAAGGGATGGGATAAACCAGGAAGGTAGAACAATGGGAAGACCATTACGATTTAAAGATATGATTAATTCTGATCCAGCTCCTGGAGAAGATGAAGCTATTGCCGCAAAACGTGCTAAGATGAAACGTGGCGTTGCTTACGATGAGGCACTAAATGTAAGTCAAAGACTTGCTCGCAAGCGTCTCATGAGAAAACTAGCCCCCAAAATTAAGATTGGTAGAGAGCGCGCGAAACGTCGTATGCCCGATATGGCACGATTTAAACGCCGCGCAGATAAAGCTGCACGCAATTTCTTTTTAAAGAAATTTTCTAAAGGTCAAGCTAAAGCAAGCCTTCCTATGGCTAAAAGAATGGAATTAGAAAAACGACTAGAAAAGCCTGCAGTGAAAAAACGTATTGCTATGTTATCAAAAAGACTACTGAAAGATGTCCGTAAAAAAGAAATGGACAGAAGGAAACAAAAATAGTATGGAATTTTCGTTTAAAAAATTCTTAATTGAGGAAGAGAAGGTAGTATATTTTACATTTGGTAGAATGAATCCTCCTACAATTGGTCATGAAAAAGTTTTGAATAAACTATCACAATTGTCAAAGCAAATGCCTTATCGCATTTATCTTTCTCAATCACAAGATGAAAAAAAGAATCCTTTGAATTATAGATCAAAAGTAAAATATGCCAGAAAAATGTTTCCTAAACATGCTCGTTCTATTTTAAATGATGCTACAATAAAAAATCCACTGCATGCCTTAGTAAAATTATATAATGAAGGATTTAAAAAGGTAGTAATGGTTGCTGGTTCAGATAGAGTCAATGAATATAAAATACTAATTAACAAATATAATGGTAAAAAATTTAGAGATGGTTTTTATAATTTTCAAAGCTTAGATGTTGTTTCAGCTGGTGAAAGAGATCCTGATGCTGAAGGCGCGATGGGGATGTCTGCTACTAAAATGAGATCTGCGGCTAAAGAAAATGATTTTACACAATTTGCACAAGGTTTGCCGAAGGCAGTATCAACAGCAGACGCTAAATCTATTTACAACGATGTACGTAAAGGTTTAGGATTAAAAGAACAAAAAGAATTTAAAAACCACGTGAAGCTAGAATCAATTTCGGAAACACGTGAAGCATATATTAGTGGAGATTTATTTAGTATTGGAGATCTTGTAGTTGTAAAAGAAACTTCTGAAGTCGGTAAAATTATACAGTGCGGTAGTAATTATGTAATTATAGAAACTAAGCAAGGTCAATATCGTAAATGGCTTGATAGTATTGAGTTAGTAGAAAAAGTTGCTCAAGACAAAGATGTTGCTAAGGTCAAAGGTACACAACCAAAACCATATTATAAAGGCTTGAAAAAAACAACAAAAAAATCAAGAGCTCAACATTTTAGAAATTATGCCAATAAATCAGATGCAGAAAAAAAGGCAGCACCATATAAGAAAGCGCCTGGCGATGCATCAGCAAAAACTAAGCCTAGTAAGTGGACTAAGAAGTTCAAAGATATGTATGGCGAAGATATTGATATGGCTAAAAAAAGAATTGATAGAGAGAAGAAACTCGATAAAGTTAAGCATGATCGTATATTAGACCGAGCTCGTTTAAGAGATACTATTAAAAAAAATAAGGAAACCAAGTAATGACAATGAGGTTTAACGAATACTCTGATTTGTATGAAGCTAGCGGATTAGCAGATAAAGCTAAAAAATCTGGTGTATCTGTAGGCACTTTACAAAAAGTTTATAATCGTGGTGTTGCAGCTTGGAAATCAGGCCATCGCCCAGGAACTAATCCGCAACAATGGGGCCATGCCCGCGTTAATGCATTTATTGTTAAAAAGAAAAAGGGTGGTCTTAACCACGATAAGGATCTAGCGTAATGAAAAAATTCAAACAAATACGAGAAGAAGCAAATCATCTATTTGAAATGGAAATGCTTACTCATAAGAAAAAGATAGCTGCAACAGGTGCAAAACTAAAAGCCGTACAACAAAAACACGC